CGAAGGATGGGGACGGTTATTACATTGTCACTTTCGGCCGGCTCGCATCGGCTCCGCTGGGTGTCTACTTCGACGCAAACGAAGAAGCTGCACCGGCTCAATGCTACTTTGGCTATACGAATCACATCACGCCGATGACATACAATCAGCAGCCGCTTTTTATTGATAATTTGTACTTCAATGCAGGAAGCGGGAACATCATCGGCGATCCTTTGAATTGAGGGAGTGATAAAGAATGAAGCAGATGAATTATACCGGCTCTTCGAAGCTGAAAAGCAGAATAGCATATCTTCTGAACCGTAAAGCCCCGTTGCCTTTAGATGGTGACGGGGACCCCGATTGGGGGACGAACGGGCAGGTGCTTTCTACTGACGGAACCGGAAACACGGCTTGGGTCAATGCAGGCGGTGGTGGTGATTCCGTAAGCTGGACGCAGGATGTCACAACGGGAACGAAAATCGCAGAAATTGACATCAACGGCACGACAACGGATGTGTATGCTCCCAGCGCAGGAAGTGGCGGACACATCATCGAGAGTACGGATGGGACGGACTTGCCGCAGGAAGATAACCTTCAATTCGTTGGCGTTTACACGAATGACGATTCAGCGAATGACCGCACGAAGGTGAATATTGTCCGTGAAATGACCAAAGCTCAAATGACTGCATTAAGCAGTGCCGAAGCAGAGGGATTCATCCACACCACAGACGAGGACGACATCTATGCGGCGATTGACGCAGAGGATGTGAAGTATGGCGGCTCCGATGTGAAAACGGCACTTGACGGCAAGGTAAACCGAAGCGGCGACACGATGACGGGCATGCTGACCATCGACAGAAGTGCGGACGATGGAACGCAAAGGGCGCTCGCATTGAGAAGTGGCGCAAGCGGAATTACATATCTAACGCTTTTTGATAAAGCAAACACGCAATTAGGCTCTTTTGGGTGCAATGCTCAAAACAATCCCGTATTCAGAACATCTGTCGGAACGGTAAAGAAACTTTCAACACGCACGGTCACAACGCTTGTAGATGAATCCGTCAGCATAGCGGCGGGCGGATCGAAACAGTATTCCACGCTGACATCTACTGCGTTGCTTGCCTATGATGAAGTCATTGTGATGGTTGGCTATTCAAATCAGATGGTCAATGCGGTGATTTCAAAGGCTGAAATGACAAAACTCGTAAACTATTCAAGCGGTGGAATCACGGGTGCAACGATGTGTCAATTCGGTCGGTTGCTGATTTCGGGCGGTTCAATAACTGTTGATTATTCCTTTGGTGTCAGACCTTTGGCGGCGGGAATGTATCTGTATAACCGTTCAACAACGACATCTATTGATTCCCTGTTGATTGAAGGAATCACATATTAAGGAGGTATTTTATGAAATTCGGTATCATTCAGATTTCAGACGGCAATTTTCTCATCAGTTCCGAAGGCTACACGGACTTGAACAAGGCACGGATGGCATTTCACGGGCTATGTCAGGCATTGTACGCAGAAGCATCGGCAGGGAACATCAAGCAGGGATTCACGGTGATTCTGATGAACGACGGCGGCGGAATCATCGAACAGGAGAATTATGTTGCTCCGTATGTTCCCGAAGTGATTGAGGATATGCCCGTAGAAGTGGCAGAAAGCGAGGAATAATATGTCTTGCATGATGTATGGCGATCAGGCTGTGGCGGGGCTGATGCCTGACCCGTCTGCTGATTGGGTGGTGGAAAACAAAACAGTATGGCCTAATTTTTCGCTTGCCGCAAACAGTGCAACGGCTATTAAAACGGCAGATATATCTAAAAGTGGTTATACACCGATGGGTGTGGTAGGGTGGTCATTCGATGGTTCGTATGGAAACTGTTTGACATATTCAAAGATGACCATATCTGGGAACACTTTGACATACCTCATTGCAAATAACGGCAACTCTGCTGCTTCTTCTGTAAACTGTGTTGTAAGTGTTTTGTATCGCAAGAATTACTAGGGGAGGACAATATGGCACTCTACCGAAACAAAGTCCTTGTCAGCGGAATCAGAGACTATCCCGCTATGACTTGGGCGAAATATCAAGCGTTACCCGTAGCGCAAAGACCGAAAAAGTGGATTTGCACGGATAGGGATTATACGGAGATTCCTAGAGAATCTGTGAGCGTTACGGCTGATGGTTCAAAAACCTATGCGCAAGTTTTGAACAGTCTGTATGCGTTGGTGGATTTTTCAAAAACAACCGATTTTTCGCTACTTACGCAGACAACAAGCACATACACCACTCAATACACGATGGCTTTACGACTGTCTAATCAATTATATTTCACAAGAACAGTTATTACATCGAATGTTCCATCTGTTGAGGAATTGTCGGTCACAGGAACATCATATTTTCACAGAGCAAATTCTTCCTATACTGATGTATCTTCGCAAGTTCCTGCAAGCGGCACAAAATTCACTATTTATTATTGAGGGAGAAAAAACAATGGAGAAAACAATCAAAGCTACCATCATCGGAGCGTTTTCGGCTCTCACCGCTTGGCTTGGGGTGCTGGCTATCCCCGTGTATTTGCTAGTTTCGTGCAACATTATCGACTATTTTACAGGCATGATGGCGGCTCTTGCTCGTGGCGAAAAGATCAATTCCGAAGTGGGAATCAGGGGCATCACAAAAAAAGTCGGTCAATGGCTTTTGGTCGTGATCGGCTACATCGTGGATGTGATGATCGAATACGCAGGACACGCTATCAGCGAAGAATTTACCATCCCGATCATCGTTTCTGTGTGCGTCGCTTCGTGGTTAGTGTTTAATGAGGTTATATCAATCCTTGAAAACCTGAACGAAATGGGCGTACCGATTCCGAAGTTCCTGGTCAAAATCGTCAATTTCTTCTCGAAAAAGGTTGAGGACATCGGAGAAGCAGCTGTCCCGGAGGAGGGCCAAAAGCATGAAGAAAGTCATAGATCTGTCGAGTCATAATCAGATTCCGTATGATTGGGCCGCCCTGAAATACTACATCGACGGAGTGATTCTCCGTTGCGGCTATCGTGGTTATTCCGCGAAAGGCTCCCTTGTCATTGATAAGAAGTTCCTGCAGTTCAAGACGATGTGTGAGCAATTAGGCATCCCTTACGGCGTGTACTTCTTCCCGACTTCCGTAAATTCCGCTGAAGCCATCGAGGAAGCGGATTTCGTCATTGATCTGGTCAAAGACTGCAATTTGGCGTTTCCCATCTTTGCAGATTCGGAGATGGCGGCACCCTTAAAGAACGGACGCTCCGACAGACTCTCAAAGGATGACCGCACAAAATGTCTCGTGTCGTTCCTGGAACGGCTCCGGGCTTTCGGATATACCGCCGGCGTGTATGCTTCGACGAGCTGGTTCAAGGATCACTTGGACGATTCCAGATTGACCAAATATCCTCATTGGGTCGCTCAATACTCCCACGAGTGCACCTACCCCGGAAGCAAATTAGCGTGGCAGTTCACCAGCAAGGAGACTGTTGCCGGGATCGGCGGGAGAGTGGACTGCTCGTATTGGTACGACGAGCCGTCAATCCGAATCGCATTCCCAGTCCTGAAGCGTGGGAGAGTGGGTGCAGAGGTCCGCTACCTGCAGGACAATCTCATCCGGTGCGGGTATGAGCTGGATGTGGATGGACACTTCGGGCCAGCGACGGAAGCAGCACTCATTAGCTGGCAGATCGCAAACAACCTGGTAGGCGATGGTTCGTATGGCCCTAAATCGTTCGCAAAGATGAAGGAAGTCTTACATTCAGAGGGCTGACGGCATCTTGTCATGTGTCAAATCCGTGTCAAATCCGTGTCAAATCCACTCCCAAAAAGGTGAAGAAATGATTCCATTTTTCAAAATTTTAGGGAGAGGGGGTCGGAAAACCCTCGACACCGCGGGTTGACCTCGTGACAAATGCCGTGTCAAATTCGTGACAAATTTTTATTTGCGGTGAGCGCAAAAGCGTTGCAAATACGCGATTTTTAGTTTTCTCCAAAAACCCCGTAAAATAGGGCAAAAGAAGACCCCGGAAGGCTTAATTTCTAGGCTTTCCGGGGTTGTTTTTTGTTGTAGCGAGAGGGGGACTTGAACCCTCGACAAATACCCACAAAATGGCGGTTTCTCGGCATTTCTGAAATTCTGTGTCTTCGTGGTGACAAATTTTTTTCAAAAAAATCAAAATAAGTATTGACTTATATCTCCTCTAGGTATATACTTATATCAAGAAGTGAGGGAAACACCTCAACGAAAGGAGATCAAAACTATGATGAAGCAGGAATTTGAAGCACTCGCAGGATACGAAGTAAGCACCGAGGACTACAACAACATCATCGAGCCCATGTACATGGCAACCAACCTGGACAAAGCAGAGTTCGTAAAGACCATCAACCGCAAGGCATTCGAAAAGAAGCACGAATACAAAAAAGTGATCATCGGTGTTAAGGCAATGCCGAACGGAACCTGGATGAATTACGAAGCAGAGCTCCTGAATGTGAACATCAAGACCGGCAAGATCGAGGTCAGACGGATCAGCGACAACAGATGCTGGGCAGAAACCGGATTCGACATTCACTACACGGAAGTCACCGAAGTAGCATAAACCACACACCCGCCCCGGAGGTTACGAGGGCAGAAGGAGAAGATATGAGGTCGTTCAACGGACAATTAGCAGAATACACAGCCAGAGAGGTAGCAAGATATAAAAAGGGTCAGTTTCAGATAGTCTGCAAGGTATTTGATAATCAGTATTTTATGACCTTCCACAACGGCAGACAGACAAGCGTCACCAGATACACGGACGATAAGGACGAGGCAAATAATTGGATTAAGGAGCAGATTTCAAAAGGATTTCAGAGAGTATAAACCAATAAGCCGAGCCCCGGCGGTCAATCCGGGGCAGAAAGTGAGGAAGACATGAGCACAGCACAATCCAAAGCGTCGGCAAAGTACGACAAAGAAAACACAACAACCTTCTGCATGAAGCTGAACAAAAAGACGGATGCGGACATCCTGGCAAAGCTGGCCAGCGTTCCGAATAGACAAGGATATATCAAAGACCTGATCCGGAAGGATCTGAAGGCGTAACAGAGAGGATGGCTTCGGCCATCTTTTTCTGTGCCTGTTCCATCTCCATTGCGTGAGTATAGACCCTTTTCATCACCATATCCGTGGACCATCCACCAGCGGCTTGAATTTGCTTATCGGAAAAGCCTAATTCGTGCATATACGATGCGAAGAAGTGCCGGAGCTTGTGGAGCGAGAAATGCGGAATCCCTGCTGCGTCCTCGTAAGCCGTCACGGCCATCGTCAGCCTGGATGAGCTCCCGTCGTAGATCGTGCCCTGCTGCCGGATCAGATCCGCAAGCTGTGGATCCAGAACGATGGTGCGTGTGCTCTGGGTGGTTTTGGTCGATTTGAGGACAGTTCCGTTCTCACCTTCCACAAGGGCCTTGTTGATCGTGAGCACATTGTCTGCGGAGAGGTCATCCAGAGTGAGGGCCATTATTTCGGAGCGTCGCAGCCCGTACATTCCCAGACGGACAGGAACCTCGTATTTTGACCCGTGAACGGCTTTTAATAGTCTGCCTACATCTTCCTTGCTTGGAATATAAACAGGGGCTTGCTGGGCCTGTGGGAGCGTCACAGAGGTGTTTTCGTGTCCGTACAAGCGGAGCACAGTCGAAACGAAGCAATGCAGATTTTTGGTTGTCTTCGGAGAGTGGCTCACGGAATGGTCATTGACCACCTTCTGAATGTGTCTCGGTTCAATGTCGACTATCTGCATCGATGTAAACCACGCTGGAAGGGCTCTGAAAGCCGTTCTGTAGCCTTTTAATGTGCTCGGTGATAGAACGGCACCCTTTGTCTCTTTGAAGCCTTCATAAGCCTGTGAGAAGGTTATAGACCTATTTGACAAAAGAACGGGATTTTTCGCTTGCATTTCATCCAGTAGGGAACGGGCTTCCGATTGCGTCGGCTTGTGGTCCACGGTGACGGAATATGTCTTTCCCTTCCTGGTCTCCCTGATCCGGTAACTGCCGGATTTAAGTTTTGAAATATTCATTTAATCACCCACTTTCTCACATTCTGTGATAAAATAGGAGACGGAACGAACCTCTGTGAAAAATTGTTCCGGAAACTCCCTGCCCTCTGCATTCCCTTCCCCGGCGTGCAGGGGGCACTCCATTTATTTACCCGCAATAAAACTGATGTAAGCATCTACCATCTTTCGCTTTTCAAGTGGAAGCTGCATATATGTGATCAAGTGCTCATAGTTCGGCTCCCGGTCCTTTTCGACAAGAATCATCGACCCAAAGTCAACATCCGATTCTTTCTTTCCCGTCACCAGCTCATCAATGGAAATTTCAAACAGTTTCGCCATTTTTGAACATTGCCCCAGGTTCGGCTCCGTGCGTCCGATCTCCCAGGACGAAACAACCGACGGCTTAACATCTACTTTCTGCGCAAGTTCTGCCTGCGTAAATCCGCTGTGTATTCTGTATTCTTTGATTCTATCTCCGATCATTCCGAACACCTCCCTTCTGCTCACATTGTAGCACGAAAAGGAAAAAATGTGTAGAATTATGAAAAATGTGTTGACACTCTACAAAATGTGTTGTAATCTGTTTTCAGGTTGTTGATTTTACGAGAAAGGAGGTGCACCGGATGAGCGAGAGGTTGACGCTTCGTCAATGGCGGCTGGCAAGAGAAATCAGCATTGACCAGATGGCAAAAGCGCTGGAGATCCACCCGAACACATACTCCGCATGGGAGCAGGAACCGGAAAAGATCCCCGTCGGGAAGGCCGTCAAGATCACACAGCTTTTGGATGTTCACTTTGCTGATATTTTTTTGCCCTAAAACTACACATTTTGCATAGTGAGGTATGAAAAATGGCACGAACCACACTAAACCCCATCGGGGAAAGGATGCGGGCGTTCAATGTGTGGGTGGCTGGGTCGCTGAAGATCCAGAAGAAAACGCAGAAGCAGCTTGCGGACTATATCGGAATAGATGTGTCGAATGTATCACGCAGACTGCACGGAGCCGCCGAATGGACGCTTAAAGAGTTCTACAAGGTGGAGGAGTTTCTAGGAGAGGAGTTCCAAAGATGAAAAGATTTTTCTATGTTCTGCAAGCAATCGGACTGCTGACCGTTCTGTTCGGGATCGGCTGCATCGAGAGCGAATCTATTTTACCCATCGTAATCATTCTGGCCGGATCGGCGCTTTTCGGCATCGGCTACAAAGGAGAGCAGCAATATGTCACGCTTTAAGGCTTTACTGCTGGCAGCAGGGCTGGCTTTGTGTCCCCTAAAAGCAGAAGCGGCACAGGCTCCCGTTGATCAGATCGTGGAGCACACCCAAAAGGACATCGACGAGATTGCCCGTGTGGTGATGTCGGAAGCAAACGCAGAGCCCACGGTGGGACAGGTTGCCGTTGTGGCCTGCATATTCAACCGGGCCCGGATCTTTGACATGAGCATTCATGAGGTCATTTATAGCCCAAATCAGTTTTCCAGCCATTGGACGGGCAAGGTAAGCCAGGAGTGCTACGATGCGGTGTCAATGTACCTACAATGTCCGACGCTGTTTCCGGATGATCTGGTCTACTTCCAGCAGCACAGCTTTCCCAGATGGGGAGAGGATTATCTGAAAATCGGTGCTCACTACTTCAGCACCTACAAAACCAAAGAGGATTTAGGAGAGGAGGAACGGAACAAATGCTTTTCGATTTACATGACGATGGAATTGCAAGTGCAGTAGTGCCATATCCCGGCGAGACCGTGGAGGAGTGCATCTGCCGTTTGCTGGGGATCAACGACATCCAGGAGGCGGAATGGTTCGACCCCAAGTATCTGAACGCCCGACTTGACGCGGCAAAGCTGGTCATGCTGGGGCGGAGAGGACACAAGCCCGGAGAGGGCGAGAACATGATCGCCAACATTCTGACCGGAAAGCCGGAGCAGGAGTGGTGCTACGGGCCCTATGTGATCGTGACCAGGTACGGCGGCGACTTCGTACAGCTCACGGCTGATTGTGGGTTTGTGGCGAATGTTATTCAGAAGTTATCGGGCATCGTTCTGAAGGATTTACCCTTCACTACGCCCGGAGAGGAGAAGAAATGAAAGAAAAATTTATTTATGTGGTCATCGGTACTGCTGATGGTATGGACGCGAGCATTGATCCCGATTGTGTCTTCGAAGAAGCGCTCGAAGCGGTCAAAAAAGCACATGACCTTTCGGAAAAGTACGAGGGCCAGGAGTTTATCGTGCAGGACATCGACATCACGCGATTTGTGAACAATAACGACGCCATCACGGAAGCAATCGGCGAACACGCTGACGCCATCAGAGAGGTTGCAAACGCATTCCACGACATCCGCGAGGATTTGCATGAGTTTCTTGTCTGCTCTTGCTCCGTTGACGCGCTGGGGAATACGGCAACGCATCCGACATTCACAATTCGTAGATAAGGAGGGAGAAGAATGAGCAATCTTTACGAGCTGACAGGCGACCTGCTCCGCCTGGAATCGCTGATCGACGATGACGAGCAGGAGCTGGACGAACAGGCGCTGATGGATTCGTGGGAAGGGCTGGAAGGCGAGCTGAATGACAAGGTGGAAAAGTGGCTCCGTGTCATCAAGAACAGAGAAGCCGACATCCTCACCCGTAAGAAGGCCATCGAGGATCTGAACGCAAAGAACACCCGTGACCAGAAAGCCATCGACAAGATGAAGGCCACTCTGCTGATGGTGATGAACCTTCTGAAGAAGCAGAAAGCGGGAACGGCTCTGTTGTCCTGTTCCGTTGCAAACAATGGCGGCAAGATTCCGCTGGTGTGGGCTGACGGATTCAAAGAAGATCCGACCCTGCTGCCGGAGAAGTGGCGCACAAAGACGGAAGTGTGGAAGGCGGACACAGAAGCAATCAGAGCGGCGCTGGAAGAAGGGGAGCAGATTCCGGGCGTGGAATTGGGCGAGCGTGGCCAGCATCTGAATGTCAGATAAGGGGGAATCATGGCAAATCTGTATAAATCCATAACCATCGGAAAAATGCGCTGCATCGTCAAGCGGCCGGATGAGCTTTACGGTCACATGACCAACATCACACCGTCGCTGGAGAATCTGCAGAAGCTCGTGCAGGGGTACATCGAAGCCGTTCCGCTCCAGGAAGGCGTGATCATCCTCTGCAACGAGATGGGAAAGATTCAGGGGCTGGATTGGAACATCCCGCACCCGCACAACAAACACGACATTTTGGTTGGCACTATCATCGTCTGCGGCGTGAAGGGTGAGCACTTCGTCAGCCTGCCGCCTGCATTCGAAATGAGCACCTGGCGGGGCATACTTGAAAAACTGCGGATCGGTGAATCCGTGTAGAAAGGAGAAAAGAATGGGACTTCCGGTTTTAGTGTACGGAAAGAGCGGGTCCGGTAAATCTCGCTCGTTGAAATTCTTTGCAGAGGATGAGATCCTGCTGGTCAATGTGGAGGGAAAGCAGCTGCCCTTCCGCAGTAAGTTCAAATATCAGCTGAAGACGGACAACACAGACACCATCATTTCGCAGATGGCAAAGATGCCCTGCAAGGTGGGCGTGATCGATGATGCGGGCTACCTCATGACGCACAACTTCATGAACAACCACCGCAACAAGAAGGGGAATGCTTCTTTCGATATGTACGACGACATTGCAGACACCATGTATTTCCTGGTGCAGAACATCAAAAACCAGCTGCCGGAGGATGTGATCGTTTACATCATGCTCCATGAGGACACCAGCGACGCAGGCGACACCAAGATCCGCACCATCGGAAAGCTGATCGACAACAAGGTTTGCCTGGAAGGTATGGTCACCATTTGCATCCGGTGTATGTCTGACAACGGCAAGCACTTTTTCCGCACCCAGACGGACGGCTTCGACATCAGCAAGAGCCCGGAGGAAATGTTTGAGGATGTGGAGATCGACAACAATCTGAAATTCGTGGACGACACCATCCGCAATTTCTACGGCTGGACGGCTCCGAAGAAGAAGGGAAAGGGGGAAGCAAAGGATGGATGAGCTGCAGAGTTTAGCTGACATGGTGGCGGCGGTTCATTTTGCTGGTCTGCCCGTTCAGGTCTATGAGAAGACCTACCAGCTGAATGTCACCGATGTGGACGGCGTGGTTCAGTCTTACTACGCCACCACCGGCACGGCAGTCTTTCGGGACGGTAACAACAGATACACGCAGAAGCGCAAAACCGTGAAGGATATGCCGTTTGAGGAGTTCCTGGCGCTCTGTACGGGCGAGAAGGATATTTTAGCAACCTATTTTTAATCAAGGAGGAATAAACAATGAACAAGCCTAACGGATTCGATGAAGTCAACGCGGGAGATTTTATCCCGCCCGCACTCGGTGGCCATACCTGCGAGATCAAGCAGGTGAAGGAGACCACTTCCAGCACCGGCAAGCCCATGGTCATGGTCTACTTTGATTTTGACCAGAAGGACAGCCAGCCCGGATATTTCGCCGAGCAGTTCCGCTCCGACATTCGCCCCGATAAGAAGTGGCCCTATGCCGGCACCAAGTGGATCCTGACGGAAGACGCAGAGGGCAAGTGCTCCCGCAACTTCAAGAAGTTCATCAATGCGGTGGAGCGTTCCAACAACATGACCGTCAGCTGGGGCAAGAATTTTGAAGCGCAGTTCAAGGGCAAGAAGATCGGAGCCGTGTTCGGTGAGGTCGAAAGCGAGTACAACGACAAGATCACCAAGAGACACGAGCAGCGCTGGTGGTGTGAGTATGACAAGGCCGGTGCGGCAGAGATTCCCGATCCCCAGCTTCTTGACCGCCCTGCTGCCAAGCCTAACGGCGACGACTTCATCAATGTTCCCGCCGGAATGGATGAAGACCTGCCCTTCTAATGATCATCCAGATTGACACCCGAGAACACAAGTTTGAGGTGGCACGGATCCAGCGACAGATCGAGAGGGAGGGCGTGGAAACCTTCCTCTCCAAGCTGGATGTTGGCGACTACATGGACACCAGCAATCCGACGCTATCCATTGACCGCAAAAAGAACCTGCAGGAGCTGTGCAGCAATGTCACGCAGCAGCACGAACGGTTTAAGCGTGAGCTGATCAGAGCCGTGGAGCATGGCATCCACCTGGTCATCCTGATTGAGCACGGCCCCGATATTCAATCGCTTGAGGATGTTTACTTCTGGGACAATCCACGGCGGGAGAAGTCACCGAAGGCAACATCAGGAGCGCAGCTGTATAAATCGCTCTGCACCATGCAGGAGCGGTACGGCGTGGAGTTTGCTTTTTGCGAAAAACAGAACACCGGGAAAAAGATAATCGAGATTTTGAAGGGGGCAACATGAGCAAAGATAGAGGTTACATTCTTTTGCATCGGTCCCTTATGGAGAATCGGGATGTATGGCTCAATGGGGAATCATTCACCAAGGGCCAAGCGTGGGTTGACCTTCTGCTTCTGACGCAACATTCGGACTACAGAGGTTATTCACGAGGGCAATGCTGGGTCAGTCAGGCATGGCTTGCGAAGCGGTGGGGATGGTCAAAGAAGAAAGTGTCCCGCTTTCTGACCCACCTTGTGTCCCTAGGTATGGTCACTACTGAGGGTACTACCAAGGGCACCACGCTAACCATTGTAAATTATGACAAATTCCAGAATCAGCGTCCCGCGAATGACCCCACAGATGGACCCACCAAGCGACCCGCGAAGCGACCCGCAAAGGGCACCCATACAAAGAATGTATATACAAGTAATGACAGTACAAAGAATGTAGATACAACCGAAGAGCCCGCTCCGCTCTGGGATCCTCAAGGGAGGATTTACGAATGAACGAACAAAGCAGCATTGATGAAAAGGAAATACGGAAAGCGCTGTCTGTGTTCAAGGACGGGGGCAAGCTGGTCGAGGTCAGGATACTGGCTGGCAGTAAAACCATCAGCGGGTATTTCACGAGTGCAGACAAGGTGATCGAGGAGCTGCGCCGGATGGATGAGCAAGGCAAGCTGAACCGCACGAATGTGTTTTACACCATCAATCGGCTGAAGGATGAATGCTACGACAGAGCCCAGCATGATGAGTTCGTGATGATCAAGGACAAGCTGCCAACAACCAGCGACAACGATGTGATTGCTTATGAGTGGCTGTTGATTGACCTGGATCCCGAACGGGCATCCGGTACATCATCCACGGACGAGCAGGTGGCAATGGCTGAAGATCGGGCGAGGAAGGTTTTTTCGTATCTGCGCGGCAGAGGATTTCCTGATCCTGTGATGGCATATAGTGGCAACGGCGTGCACCTGCAATATTCTGTCGGACTGAACAACACACAAGGCCGTGAGGATCTGATTAAGAAGACGCTGGAAGCATTGAGCATTCTCTTTTCGGATGATGCGGTCAAGGTTGATACATCGGTACACAATCCAGCACGGATTTGCAAATTGTACGGCACCAGAGCACAGAAGGGAGCGAACACCGAGAAAAGGCCGCACCGAATGAGCCGGATCAAGTATGTACCATCCCACATTGAGCAGGTGTCAGCCGTTCTGCTGCAGTCGCTGGTGGATGATGTGCTCCCGAAAGCACAAAAGCCGGAGCAGTACAACAATTTCAATCCGGGCAAGTTCGACCTGGAAGAATGGCTGGACCGTCACGGCATCGAGTACACCAAGAAAAGCGCAGGTGACTATGACAAATTCGTTTTGGCCTGCTGCCCGTTCGACAACTCCCACAAAGCACCGGATGCAATGGTGACAAGGAGCCGAGCCGGAGAATTGGGATTTAAGTGCCTGCACAATTCATGCGCTGGTAAACATTGGCGGGACTTTCGGATGTTCTATGAGCCGTCTGCCTATGATCAGACCTATGACAGCCACATCGAGGATGGTTACGAGCACCACAAACAGAACCGTGACATTGCAACACCGCTGGACCAGATCGGGGACTTTGCGGGGCAGGTGGATGCCAGCAGATATGATTCGCCTAGATACCTGACCGCCACCGAGATTAGCAAGATTCCGCAGGACACAGAGGAATTTATTACCACGGGCATCACGGCGATTGACAAGAAGATGCGAGGGCTGATCCGTGGCGGCGTTACCCTGTTGAGCGGTCTGCGTGGTGGTTCCAAGTCAACCGTGCTCACACAGATTGCACTCCATGCGATTGAATGCAATTTGAATGTGCTCTTTCATTCCTTCGAGCTTCCGGCAAAGACCACGCTCCGCTGGTTCGACCAGATGGCAGCAGGCAAATGGAACACGCAGCCGACGCAATGGGAAAACTACTTCACCGTGAAGAAGGGAGCGCTGGATCTGATTCACCCGTGGCTGGATCAGCACCTTTTTATCTATGACAACAACCACGGGAATGATTTTGAAGCCATCTATCAGGGCATGGTCGCCGAGATCGGACTGCACAAGCCGGATCTGATCATCCTGGACAATCTCATGGCGCTGGACATTAGCGGGTACAACCAGCGGGATCAATACCAGGCGCAGACCACATTCATTAACAAGGTGGTTACGCTGGCCAAGTGGAGCAACACGCATATTATCGTCGTGGCGCACCCGAGGAAGGCAAACGGATTTTTGCGATTGGATGATGTGAGCGGCACCGGCAATTTGGTAAATGCCGTGAACAATGCCTTTATCATTCACCGAGTAAATGAGGACTTTAAGCGGCTGACGCAAGAAATGTTTAAGTGGAAATTGAGTGATCCCGTGTATGACGGCACAAATGTCATTGAGGTGGCAAAGGATCGTGAGTATGGCACGCAGGATTTCTTTGTTCCGTTGTACTACGAACGGGAGACCCGCCGCTTGCTGAATGATAAGGCCGAGTGCATCCACTACGGATGGGAAACGGAAGAATTTAGCCAGGATGAAGAATGGACCACGCTGGAGGGAGACCAGCTGACACAGATGGAGGTGTTGTGGAGTGAGTAAATTTGGAACGGAATCAGCCGAGCGGATGTTCTTTGCGGAGTTTTATCGGCTGTGTGAGAGGTATTACGGCACAGATAAGCAGACGATGGAAGCGTGCTATGAGGATTTCTGCAGGGAGACTGATTCGCTGCACAAGCGGTATGCAAATGTCTCCCCAGAGCTCAACCGCTTCGCCCGGTTTATGATCATCGGGCTGATTGATTGGTTTAATGCAGAGTATAGCGAGAAAGGGGGCATTCATGGCAAGACGGACTAAAGCGTGTGACTTCTGCGGCGGCGAATATGAGAGCGAGTACATCGAAGCCAGGAACGGCTTTTGTATGTGGATTGAGGTGTACCCGTTCAATAATCTGATTTCCTTTATGGCGCAGGGGAACGATGAGGTCGGGGAAATGATCGAGCGAAGCATGGACATCGAGATGAATTTCTGCCCCGTATGCGGAAGGAGGTTGACGGACTGATGGACATTAAGACTGTTGCGGCAATCTGTGAGGAAGTTATCGAGGAAATGTGTGACCACTACTGCAAGTGGCCGAATGAGCCCATCCCCGAAGGCAAGGACGAGGAGTGGCTGCTTTGTGACGACGACAGCCCGTGCAATTCGTGCCCGTTGAATCGGCTGGTTTAAGGGGGTGAGCGGATGGAAGGGCAGATCACGATTTGGAACTACATGAAAAGCCTTGAGCCCGTTCAAAAGCCCGATGATTCCGTTTGTGAAGGTTGCAAGTGGCGAGGATATGCCGGCAGACGACTGGAAGTGGAGCGGCTGGGCCATACATGGGTTTATTGCTGTCCTGGAACGGCCTGCGCCAACCACATGACGGGAACCCCGCTGAATTTGTCTGTCCACGACAAAAAGCCATATTGCTATAACCGGGACTTCCTGCCGCCGCTTGAAAACCTGCTGCCACTTCTGGAAGGATACTACGACATCAAGTTTAAGCAGAAGGTATGGCCAGACGGTGACATTCAATGGAATTACACTCACAGGAAGTCAACGCTTTCATTGAGTGAAACCACCTACATGGACACGGACAAGCGATTCATTGCGGTGGATTGGGCAAACGCTCACGAGGGATTTGGGTCTCCGTGTGACAACCTTTGGGAGATATTACGGCAAATAGACAAGGCACTTTTGAGAATGGAGGGATAAATGGACGGACAATTAAGCCTAACTGACTATATGCAGTCAATCCATTATGACCGCTACGGGAGACCGCACAAGGCCCCCGATTGGATGAATAAGCCCCGATGCGAGACCTGCAAGCATTGGGACAGGCTCCCGACGGAAGACCAGCCGCCAGATGGATGGGGCGTGAAAGGTCAATGCGGTGTGATTCATGATCCGAAGCAAACGGGCTATCAGAACACGGACGGCTGTTCCTGGTGCTGTCAGTATGAGGGGAGGTATTGAATGAAGGTTGAAAAAACCACCGTCGGCCAGCTTATCAATGACCGAGGGATTGAATGGGAAGTTATCGCAGTATATCCGCACTATGTCCGGGCAAAACGCTTGTGGGACGGTGAGGAGCACAACTGCGAGCAGTACAAGTGCTTCGACATCGGCTTGCTGGTGACTTACGGCTATGAAGACGGGGGAGACCCGAGAACAGCAGACACGGAAAAGGAGGAAAGATATGGCAAACCAAGATGCTAAATATGCAGATCAGATCCACGAATTGAGAATGGGAGCCATCCGGCTCAAGAAGAACCTGAAAGATTGGGACACGCGGTTCGACTACAAGCTCACACGCTACGAGGGCGAGGTCGTCCTGGGGCTGATTGACTTTCTCGACAAAATGGACGACATCTGCGACATCATCGACATGATGAAGGTATGGGACCGGGATTTCGGAGAAGACGACGACGACGAGCAGAATGTACTTGTCGGAGATCCCGACAGGCAGATGGGGGAGGAGTGAGCCTATGACTGACGAGGGTATGAAGAAGCTGAAAGACCTGCGCAAGGAATATGAGTTCCTAGCCAAGTGCAACGGCGGTGAGGACTACATCGCATTCAAGGTGCTGGATATGGCTATCAATGAATTAAGCGCTCCTGAAGAATCAGTCCGTGAATGGTGCAAGCAGAACGGCTATGTGATGATGCGTGAATCCGATTATGAGCAGGCTATCACCAAGGCTTATTTTGAGGGGCAGAACGCAGAACCTTGTGAGGATGCTATCAGTAGACAAGCGGTAGAAAAATATGTATCAGAATATGGATACAAACATGGAAATAATTGGATCGACAATAGTATATTATTTAAGTTTCTTAAATCCCTACCGTCCGTTTACCCAACGGAAAAGGTTGGTAAATGGATTCCTGGTGGATTGGCAGATGATTTTGGTAATAGAGACTATGAGTGCTCTTATTGTCATTATATGGACAACCATAATGATTGTAAGATTGTTCCGTATTGTTGGCATTGTGGAGCAAAGATGAAAGGTGGTGCAAATGACTAGAGGGGAAGCAATCAAGAAAATATATGATGCGTCGTTCATTGGTAATGATGGACTTGATTATGTAGAAACCCGTGTGGCAATAGATACCATTCAGGAATTAAGCACGCCAGAAATTCCGAACAAGTGTGGGAGATGGATTTTAGGCGTAAATGACAACACTTGCTCTATATGTGGAGAACATAGCCTTACTCATTGGCAATCAAAATTCTGCCCAAATTGTGGCGTAACGATGGAAGGAGGGGTGAGTAAATGTTAGAACGAACAAGATATTGCGATGCTTGCGGTGACCGAATCGAAATTAAGTATTACAAGTTTCGTGAGATTACATGGAATCCGTTTGGTAAAGATACCGTTTGCTGGTGTGACATTTGCGAAGATTGTTTAGATGCAATCGGGGAAAAGGTTAGGAAGCAGAGGAAGGGGGAAGAATGACCGCAAAAGAATATTTCGAAAACATCAAATGCAAAGCGCAGGCAATCGACATTCTGGAAACAAAACTCAAAGAGCTGGAATTGGACATGACTGCCATTGGCGGCTTCGACTACGACAAGCCGATGGTTCAGACATCACCCAAGAACACGATGGAAGAAAAGATCCTGAAGGCAACGGACGCTTTCGACGAGCTCCTGCAGCTCAAAAAGGAATACCTGGAAGACTACAAGGAAATGGAGATCCGGCTTTCCCAGCTTTCCAAGGCCGCCTGTGCACAGGCAATCCGGCTCCGTTACTTCGGCAAGAAGCGTAAGGAGACCCGCTGGGGCTGGGTGGCAGAGGAAATGGGCTACTCCGAAGACAGAGCAAAGCACCTGTTCCGTGAAGGCATGGACGAGTTCGAAGCCCTGTTCTTAAAGTCAACATGAAATAGCACTTTTTTTGTGAGATAATATTAGTGTCGAGAAGGCGGAAGGGCGTATGCTCTCCCGTCTTTTTGCGCATTGACCCCCGGCGGGATTCGTCCTGCCGGGCTCCCTGCGCTGGAGGGCTTATGACACTTATCTCAAACAACTGTGCAGGAGGGGCTGTTCTTCATTCTTTGGGAATGGAGTTCAAGACCCCGACCATATTGCTGCAGATACTGCCGGAGCAGTTCCCAAAGTTCTGTCTGCATATTCGGGAATATCTTTCAGAGGAGCTGATCGAGCTGAAGCCGGAAGCAATGACACAAAAGCAGATTGAACGGCTGACAAAGATGTTCGGATGCGTTCCGAATATGCCATACGGCCTGCTGGGTGATGTGGTGATCTGTTTCCAGCATTATCCAACATTTGCGGAAGCAAAGCAGAAATGGGACGAGCGGAAGGCACGGGTCGATTTTGAGAATTTGTATTTTCTGATGCACGCAAGGGGCCCGGAGTACCAGAAAGAGGCAGAGGCTTTTCTTTGGTGCCCGCTGGATCACAAGCTCTGTCTGACACAGGGTTTTGAGGTTCCTGGAAGCGTCAGATTTGACGGAGAGGGCTTCGATGATGTCGGCGGTCAGCTCCGCATTACTACGGTTTACGATTTCAAGGGATGGGTCAATGCTTAAGATCAAAATGCACGCCATGTATGATCACTTTCCGGATCTGACACCTTCGGAGGGTGATTCTTTTATAGATTTCTATTCGGACACCTATGTGGACCAGGTGCAGGACGGCGAAAAGGCCGTTGCAATGCTCCTGGAGCCCCGTTCGATGATCGGACCTGCTTATGACTTTGTCGAGGAGCATGGAGACAAGTTCGGGCTGATCTTTACGCACGATTCACGGATTCTGCGGAAATGGCAGCAGGCGTGGTTCTTGAATTGGGGTGATGTGTGGTTTACCAGCGACGAGGAGAAGACAAAAGGAATCTCCATCGTGAGCTCGTGGAAAAATTGGTGCCCGTTGCATGATGCCCGCATTGCGCTGGCGAAAATGTACGACGGTTCCGGCGTGGTTGATTGTTTCGGATCGTTCCGAGGTGACAAGGACCATTGGGACAGCACCGAGGACGCACACAAAGCGTATCGGTTCGCCATTGTGGTTGAAAATGACATTGACGATCTCTGGTACACCGAAAAAATCCTCAACTGCTTTTCGAACAAGGTTGTCCCGATCTATGTAGGGGCCACTCGGATCGGCGAGCTGTTCAATGATGACGGAATCATCCAAGTGAATAATTGGCAGGACATCCCGGAGATAATAAAGCACCTCGACATCGAGGCGGATTATGAATCCAGGCGTTTTGCCATCAATGACAACTTTGAACGGGTGAAACCATACGCTGTACCGTGGAAAGAACGGTTTTTTAAGCGTTACGGGCGACTGCTGGAGGACTTTCAGAATGGCTGAAGCGCAGATTGTCCTCTACACGAGCTATCTGCACACGATAGGGGGCATTGAGACATTTATATATAGCTTCCTGGACATGATGGCAGGATATGACATTGCTGTGTATTGCCCGACAATGCCGGTGGATGTTGAGCGCCGCTTGAAGAAGAAGGCGACGGTCCTGCGTGGCGGATATGTTGACTGCAAAACTCTTGTGATGGCTCGAATGGGTGATCCGATTCCCGGAACCATCAAATACGAGCATTCCATCCGAATGTGTCATGCCGTAAAAGCAAAACCCGAATGGACGATACGCCAGGACTGCGACGAGATTGTGAATGTCTCTGAAGCGTCCAAAGTTTCCTTCGGTGACATGGCCAAAGATGCTCATGTGATCCACAACCCGTTTATCAAGACTGACAAAAAAGCGCTTTTGCTGGTTTCCGCCACACGGATCCCGGCAAAGGACAAAGGATTGAACACAGACCGGATGTTGACGCTGGCAAAAATGCTGGAAGCGTCTGACATCCCTTTTTTGTGGTTTAACTTCTCCGATCAGCCACTTCCGAACGCTCCGAAGGGCTTGATCAATGTGGGAACCTTTGCAGAGGTGCAGCCGTACATTGCAAAGGCTGATTATCTCGTCCAGCTCTCTGACAACGAGGGCTTTTGTTATAGCCTTGTCGAAGCTCTGGCAAACGGCACCGCAGTCATCTGCACACCGTTCGCAACGACCAAAGAGCTCGGCGTGGTGGATGGCGTGAACGGCTATGTCGTTCCATTCGACATGAGGTTCGATGTTCACCGCCTGCTGGATGTTCCTGTGTTCGAGTACACCTACGACAACAAGGACATCATGAAGGCCTGGAAGAAGTTATTCGGCAAGATGAAGAAGAAGCCGAAACAGGTGGTCGTCCCGGAAGAGGCCGTCACAATTCGGGTCATCCGAAGATACCTCGATCTGGATTTGGACAGACGGCTGAACCCTGGCGAAGTCTTACAGATGCCGCGGAGCCGTGCGGAGTATGTCGCAAGCAAAGGCTTTATTGAGGTGCTGAATGGAGTGCGCTGAAAAATTCTACAAGTCAAGACGCTGGCGTGATTGCAAGAACGCATACACCAAGAGCGTCGGAGGATTGTGTGAGCGCTGCCTGAAGAAAGGTTTGTATGTGCCCGGCAGAATCGTGCACCACAAATGCTACATCGGACCGGACAACATCAACGATCCATCAATCACACTCTGCTGGGACAACCTGGAATTATTATGCCGCTCTTGTCACGAGCTCGAACACAAGGGAATTAAACGCAGATATGCGGTCAACGCTGACGGCTCGATAGCCCCCCTTGATCTCGTCGAGGCGGATGGCTAGGAGGG